CAGCGCGAGAGCGCGCAAGGAGCACCGGCATGAGCTATGACCAGCGGCGAGATCAGCGAATTGCCGACGATTCCATGGCCGATCGAGCGCTCATGTGCATCGCCGGCGGTTGCCCGAACCTCTGGTCCGTCGATGCCGGCAACGGACGGTTGTGCAGCGCTCATGCGTGGTCCGATCCGCACCGCTGGCCGCAGATCACGCAAGAGCAGCTCGACGCCCAGGCTGACCGCGCTCTGCGCAATGCGTCGCCGCCCGCACCGCCGCCGCGGCCGAACGTGGCGCGACTGCGCAGTGAACTCGTCCGGCTCACGCAGGTCATGCGCGAGAACGCGCAGCGCCCGATGGAATGGGCGCACAAGCTGCGCGATCGGCATCGGCGCGGAGAGCGGCTGACGCCGGCGCAGGTCGAGGCGTACCAGAGCGTGCTCGATGGCCGACGCGGGCGTGACGAGTCCGTGGTCGACGCCTTCGTGGAGGAGGTTGCATGACGCTCGCCGAAGCCCGCCGCCTGCTCGACGGCATCCGCCGCGGCACGAGCAACGCCCCGGCTGCGACGATCAACCTCGCGCTGCAGCTGACCGGCGATCTACCGCGAACCGCGGACGATGAGGAGTTCCTGCCGTGGCTTCAAACCGAGTGCGCCAGCGATGAGCAGCTTGAGGCCGCGTGATGACGAACAGCACCGCCATCGCTGCGAAACCCGCCAGCTCCTGCGCTGGACCGTCGAGCACGGCTTCGACTGGGCGCGCGAATGGCTCGCCGGCGTCGCCGAGAAGCGCGGCGTCGCCGCTGCCGACCGACTCCGAGAGGACGGCCGGCAGCAGTGGCTCGCCGGGAACACGGGTCAGCGTGGCGATTGGCGCGAAGTAGAGGCGGCGGCGCAATGATCTGCTTCACCATTGTCGGCGAGCCCGCCAGCAAGGCCAACAGCCGGCAGATCGTCACGATCAACGGCCGGCCATCGTCGATCAAGTCGAAGAAGGCGCGCAACTACGAGGCCGAGGCGCTGATGCAGATCCCGCCGGCGGCGCGCGTCCGCCTGGAGGGTCCGGTGCGCGTCACGCTGCGCATCTGGTATGCGAGCGAGCGGCCAGACCTGGACGAGAGCGTCGTGCTCGACGTACTGCAGGACCGCTACAAGTCGGTGAAGTTGCCGGAGCATCACTGCGTCAGCGCCGATGGCATGCACACCATGCACCAAGCGGAAGCGCGACGCGAGCTGGTGCAGTCTGGCGTCTATCGCAACGACCGCCAAGTGCGCGAGAAGCATGTGTTCCACGCCATCGACCGCCGCAATCCGCGAGTCGAGGTAGTCGTTGAGCCGCTGCAGGCTCAGCAAATTGGCCTGGCTGCCGCATGATGAACATGACTCTCAACTGGGTCGCGCGCCAGCTGCTACGTCGGCCGGTGCGGCGGCCCCCGCGTCGGCAGCCGAAGATTTCCGGCACGACGGCCGAGATCGCGCAATGGCTGGCCTGCCAGGCTCCCGCGGCATGGTGGACGGAGGGCGAGATCATCGCCGGCGTCGAGCGTGAGCACGGCGTCGTCAGCTGGTCGCTGTGGCGGCTGCGGCGCCTGCAGCTGGTCGAGGCCCGGGGCGACGCGCGGCACGGCCGGTATCTGCTGTACCGCTGGGCGGATCATGGCCGTCGCACGTAACGTCGACGCCGGCGGGCTGACGCCCGCGCAGGCCAAGTTCGCGGCCGGTTTGGCGGCCGGCATGAGCCAGTCTGCGGCCTATCGCAAGGCGTATCCGAAGTCGCTTGCGTGGAAGGACGAGACGGTCTGGAAACGGTCCAGCGAGCTGGCGACCCATGGGGGTGTGGTGGGGAGGGTGGCCGAGTTGGCGGCCAGGGCAATCGAACTGGCCGGGATGCAGGCCGGAGAGGTCATGGCTGAGGTCAAGCGCCTGGCGTTCTCGGACATCGGCGGCATCGTCCACCCGAACGGCCGCGTGAAGATGCCGCACGAGCTGGACGCAGCGACGCGTGCCTCGGTAGCCTCGTTCGAGATCGACAAGGACGGCAAGATCAAGTACCGGTTCTGGGACAAGAACTCGGCGCTGGACAAGGCGATGCGGCACCTGGGCCTGTTCGAGAAGGACAACCTGCAGCAGCCGCCGGCGGTCGGCACGGTGCTGCTGGGGGTGCTGAAGGGGCCGGAGCCCGCCGATCCTGCAGCCCCCGCAGCCGATCGCGATGCCTGAACTCGAAACCCGCGTGGTGGACATCCCGGAGAAGCTGATCTCGGTGTTCACCGGCGAAGCCGACGTGCGCGGCGCCTACGGTGGCCGCGGGTCGGCCAAGACGATGACGTTCGCCAAGATGACCGCGGTGCGCGCGTACATGTGGGCTCAGGCCGGCAGGTCCGGCATCATCCTGTGCGGCCGGCAGTACATGAACTCCCTGGACGAGTCGAGCCTGGCCGAGGTCAAGGCGGCGATCCAGTCCGAGCCGTGGCTGGCGGCGCACTTCGACATCGGCGAGAAGTTCGTGCGCACGCGCAACCGGGCGATCAGCTACAAGTTCGCCGGCCTGGCGCGCAACGTCGGCAGTCTGAAGTCCAAGGCCAAGATCCTGCTCGCGTGGATCGACGAGGCTGAGCCGGTGCCGGAAGCCTCGTGGGAAGTCCTGCTGCCGACGCTGCGCGAGGAGGACGCCGAACTGTGGGTGACATGGAACCCGGCGCGGCGCAGCAGCGCGACGAACAAGCGCTTCCGCGAGACGAAGGACCCGCGCTACAAGGTGGTGGAAATGAACTGGCGGGACAACCCGCGCTTCCCCGCCATCCTCGAACGCCAGCGCCTGCGGGACTTGGAACTGCGGCCGGACTCCTACCCGCATATCTGGGAGGGCGCCTACGCTACCGCAGCGACGGGCGCCTACTACGCGGCGGCACTCAACGCCTGCCGATCTGCCGGGCGGATCGGGCGCCTGGCGTTCGACCCGCTGATGCGCCGGCGCGCGTTCATCGACATCGGCGGCACCGGGCGCAACGCCGACGCCTTCGCGATGTGGATCGCGCAGTTCGTCGGCAAGGAGGTCCGGGTGCCGCTGTACTACGAGGCGGTCGGCCAGCCGCTCGCGGCGCACATTGCCTGGCTGCGCGACCACGGCATGGGACCGCGCGACGTGGACATCTGGCTGCCGCACGATGGCGCGACGAACGATCGGGTGATCGACGTTTCCTTCGAGTCGGCGTTCTCGCAAGCCGGCTTCAGCGTCACGGTGATCGGGAATCAGGGAACCGGCGCCGCGATCTCGCGCATCAACGCCGGGCGGCGGATGTTCCCGCAGGTCTGGTTCGACGAGGAGGGCACGCGCGGCGGCGTCGAGGCGCTGGGCTGGTATCACGAGAAGCGCGACGACGAGCGCGACATCGGCCTCGGGCCGGAGCACGACTGGGCATCGCACGGCGCCGACGCCTACGGACTGATGGCGATCGTCTACGAGCAGGAGAGCCGGCCGCGCGGAGTGACGACGCAGCGGCCTGGAAACCTGGGTCAGCGCCGTGGGTCGGCTATGGCAGCGTGATCCGGGTAGGCAAGCATGGCAGGCTGGCGTGGCGTGAAACCGTAGGAGGGTAGGCCATGTTCAACGTGAAGCGCGTGCCGCGCTCCGACTGGGACAAGCAAAGATTTCTTGGCCCGGCAGTGTTCCTAGTCGATGAGCAAGACATTCTTGGCGCTTGGGGCGGCAGCGGGTATTTTTCCGTCGGTAGACAGACAATCAGTCCAAGTAGCCTGCTCACCGACAGCAGTGGCAGGTCGCTGCTTGCATACGGCGGCGACATGACCTCCACCGCGGCTGCTGCCGCCAGCGTCCTAGGCGTCATGCGCTCCCCAGCCCCCGCCTACTTCCGCACTGCCCGCCTGCCATCGGCCATCATCGGTGTCGGCTACAGCGGCAAGATCGTCGCGATCGACAGTTCTGGCAACGTGTGGCGCTACACCGAGACGGGAGACGGGTGGACTCAGGTCGCGGCCGCGGCGTTCGCCTCGTCGATCGCCAGCGCAAGCGTCCTGTTCGCCGACTCGGCCGGGAATCTGTACTCCGGCTCGGCCTCGATCAACACCGTCCAGCGCTCCACCGACGACGGCGCAACGTGGAGCACGGCGCTCACGTTCCCCGGCGCCTCCGACTCGATGGCCCCCATGTGCGAGGACGATCAGGGCGGCCGGCATGCCGTGGCCTACGGCGGCGGCACGGTCGGCAACTACTGCGTGGCTTTCAGCGCCGCGACGGGCGGCATCAACGCCATCACGACCGGCACGATCTCGGACGGAACGAACTCGGCCACGCTGACCGGCGCGAAGGTCGTCTACACGTCGGCGACGACGGGCTTCTTCCTGTTCAGCGCCGCTCCGTCGCCGGGCAACTTCAGCGGTGCTGCAGCCTGCACCAACGCAGCCAGCGGGCAGACCTGCACGGTCGCGGGGCCGGCCACGGCGCTGTCCACGCCCAACGCCGCGTCGCTCGCATTCAACTCGCGCAGCTACCACAAGAGCATCGATGGCGGCGCGACCTGGGCGAACCTGACGGGCAACTTGCCGGCGTCTATCCAGCGCCATGTCCACGGCGTCTGGTGGGACGATTTCCGCAAGCTGCTGTTCGTGACCCACGGCGACGCTGGAGGGTCTTCGCAGACCTTCGTTTCCGGGGACCGTGGCGCGACCTTCTCGATCTGGGCTGCGAGCGGGCAGGCGACCGGCATGGCCTTCTCGCCGGACTACATCTTCTATGCGTCGGACAACGCCAACGACCGCGGCGTGTACCGCGTCGCGGCAGCAGCAGGCATCACCGCCGCCGCTCTGGCTGCGACCACGCCGACGCGCGTGTTCGACTGGCGGGCCGACAGCGGACAGGCTTCGAGCGGCGGTGGCTCGGGCTCTGGCAACGGCTATGCGTGGTGGGGCGGCTACGAGAACGGCGTCGTCTTCTTCCCCTTCGGCAGCGAGGGCCTGCGTGCGGTGCTGCTAACTTCGTGCGATCAGGGCGACACCTGGGCCGAGGCCGATGCCTTCGAGGCAACGGGCGCCCTGTATCACGAGCAGGCGTGCGTGTCGCCGTTCAACACCGGACGCGATGGCTGGTTCTACGGGCGCAACTCGAATCAGACCCTGTTCAATCGCTGGGGAGTCTTCAAGCCGGGGACGGTCGCGCAGATCGACTCGGCCAGCACCTCATACGGCTCCGGCGTTGTTGCCGCTCGGCGCGAGCCGATCAGCTACGGCCTGCGCTCGCCGGGTCTCATTCAGCGCCTTGCTGCGCCCTACGCCTCGCCGATCATGCTGGGCGCCTACGGCGTGCTGCTCGCCAACGGGCATGCGGCCGGGGCACAGGGCGCGGCGGCGCTCGTGTTCCACAACGCCGACGACGTGACTGCGCCGAGCACGACCTTCACCAGCAACCCGATCACGCTATCGCCCGTATCGGATGCCGCGCCGAGCTACAAGGTCGTGACAAGCACGTCGCAGAAGTACAGCGGCGCGAACTCGTTCAAGGCACGCGTCGATGGTGGGACCGCAAGTTCTCAGTTCCGGCTCACGACCGCTCCGTGGGGAACGGCAGATGGCACCGAGGCATGGGTGTCGATGCGCGTCTATTTGGAAGGGACGATCGACGCCAACCGCCAGGACATCATCGACTTCAACTCGATCCGGGTCGGCACCTACCTCGTCTCGTCCAAGAAGCACCTGCGCGTTTTCAACACGACGCTCGCGGTCACGCTCAACACGCAGGACAGCAACGACCTCGTGGAGATCCCGGAGAACACCTGGTTCCGCCTCAAGTTCGCGTGCAGCTTGTCTCCGAACGTCGCGGGCGGCCGGCGCGGGCGCGTGCGCGTGTGGGTTGACATCGGCGCGGGATGGCGACAGGTGTGCGATGCGCAGGGCGTGCCGACGTATAGCGGCGCAGCCTCTGCGAACCTGTTCCTCGGTATCAACCAAGGCTCCAGCGCCAGCGCGGCGAACTGCTACCTCGATGACGTGCGCTGGGGCACCAGCGACCCCGATCGCGTGGCCCCGATCACGCTCACGCAGAGTCCGTCCGCCGTGCCGGACCTGGGTTTTTTTGCCTGAGCTCATCGGGTGACGGGTACATCCCGATGGGCGCGTTCGCAAACCATGTGCTCGGCTGGCCGGGCGGCAACCCGGCCGAGCCGGACCCGTGGGCGACTGCGATCGCGGCGGACAACCGCCGGTTCGTGGTGTGGGCCTACCACGAGCCGACGCAGGGCGATTTCCACTGGACGGATGACTTCTACGACGCCGGGCACGGCTACTACGCCAACCCGGAGTTTGCGGTGACGACGTGGCGCAGCCACGGCCGCAAGACGCTGCTGGTGCTGCGCGCCGATCAGCGCCCCGGATGGGCGGGCATCGACGACGACACGGCCTGGGGCAATTGGGTCACGGCGGCTGTGACGCGATGGAGGCCCTTCGCGGTTGAGTTCATCAACGAGCCGAGTTCGCACGCGATCGACGTGAACTGGCTTGTCCGCATGTACTCGGTCGGCAAGGCGGCGGCGAAGGCGGTGGACCCGAGCATCGTCATCGTCGGGCCGAGTTGCGAGTCGATCAGCACGCCGGGCAACGGCGTCGAGTACACCGTCAGTTTTCTGCAGGCGGGCGGCAAGGCGCACATCGACGCGCTGGGCATCCACCTGTACCCGCACGGCCTGCCTGGCTACGAGCCGCGCAGCCTCGTCGATCAGATGGCGTGGCTGCGGCAGAACATCGGAGGGCTGTGGACCGGGCCGATCTGGAACACCGAGAGCGGGTGCTCGCCGCAGGATTTCCCGTCGCAGGACCGCACGACGCAACTGCGTTGGTTCTGGCAACAGAACATGCTGCCGGTGCTGTTGGGGTGCGCGAGGTCGTGGTGGTACGCGTGGGGCGACGATGCCTACGGGCCGTATCTCAGCAGCTACCTCGCGGAGATTCGCGCGTTGTGGGCCAAGCTCGTTTCGTTCGAGGGGCATCGGGTGACGTGGCGGGTGTTGCCGACAGGGCAGCTCGAAGTCGTGCGGGACGATGGGCTTGCGGTGACGTACTGACATGAGCAACGATCCAGTCGACCGCCGCCGCGCTCACCCAAACAACGAGCAGATGCTTGAAGCGATCCATGCGCGCGACGACACCATCGCCGCGCTGCATAGCGCCGTCGAAGCACTGCCGCCGCAGATCGGACAGGCGATGCAGGACGCCATCCTGCGCAGCGTGTCTGATCCTGCCGTCTGGGCTGCTGCTGGCGCCGCACTGCAGCGCCACGCGCGCGATCAAGCTGGAGGCTGGCTGCTCGGCGGGCTCAAGGCCATCGGCACGAAGGTCGGATGGGCGCTGGTGATCGTCGGCGGCGTCTATCTGATCGGCGGCTGGACCGCGCTGGCCGCCATGTTCAAAGCCGCGTTTGCGGCGCACAACTGAGGGTGCCATGGGCAAGTTCATCATCCCCAACTGGCGAAGCGCGTGGCGCATGGCCTCGGTGCAGATCGCCGCGCTGGCCGTCCTGTTCGGTGCGCTACCGGTTGACACCCAGGCGGCGATGCTCGATCTCGTCGGCGTTCCGGCCTCGCGCGTCCCGGCCATCCTCGGCCTACTGATCATGGCCGGGCGGATGGTGCAGCAGTCCAAGGCGTCGGAGTAGGGCCATGCTCGACGATCGCGTGACCCGCAACTTCGCGCTCTCCGAGTTCACGATCTCTGACACGGCGATCCGCCTGGGAATCGACAACCTGCCGCCGGCCAAGGTTGAGGCGACGCTGCGCAACCTGCTGATCCCGAGTATGCAGCGCATCCGCGATCTGCTCGGGCAGCCGGTCGTCGTCAAGTCGGGCTATCGCTCGCCGCTGCTGAACAAGGCCGTCAACGGCGCGGCGAGCAGCCAGCACTTGACCGGCAACGCCTGTGACTTCGTGTGCCCCGGGTTCGGCTCTCCTCGCAAGGTGGCGCAGTTCCTGCTCGGCTACATGCCGGCGCTGGAGGTCGACCAGCTTATCGCCGAGGGTGCATGGGTGCACGTCTCGTTCGCCGCGCCGGCGCGCAAGCAGGCACTGACGGCGCACTTCACCGACTCGGGCGTGACGTACACGCCGGGCGTGGCGTGAGCGAGCGATGGCGCTATGGGTCTACGTCGCCGCCGGGATCGCGCTGCTTGGGCTAGGGTTCTCGGGTGGCTGGAAGACGGCTACCTGGCGCGCCGACGCGCACGCGGCGGAAGTGCAGCGCCAGGCTGCAGCGGATGCGGCGCGGCGGTTCGAACATGCGACCGCGGCGGCCGAGCGCTTCGAGGTCGCCCGCGAGGCGCACGATTACGGTCACGAGGGAGGTTCAGCGTGAAATCCAGGCTGATGCCGATTGCTCTGCTCGCGATCTTCCTGTCGGGTTGCGCGACGCCCTCCAGCGCGCCGCCGCAGCCGGCGCCGATCAGTCCGGCGCTGTTGGCGCCATGCCCGCCGCATCTGCCCCGGGCGCTGGTGACGTGGGGGGATCTGGCTCAGGACTACGCCGACCTGGCGGGGGAACTGGCGGAATGCCGGGCTCGGCAGCGGGCGCTGGCTGATGCATCTGCGGGGGCGAAATGATGCGCGCCGCCGCCTGGGCGATGCTGGCGCTGAGTGCGGCCGCGGCCGCGCTTATCGTTGTGCTGGCTCTGGCGCCGGAAGCCCGCGGGGCCGAGGCCATCCTGCCGCCCGAGGAGCGGGCGCGATGCCAAGCCGAGGGAGGCTGCGCGATCGTCACTGCTGTCTGGTTGCGCGCGCAACTCCAAGGGGCGTTCAGCTCGGGATTCGCCGCGGGCAAGGAGTCGGCGCGATGCCTGCGGCCGACGATCTGACGCCGCGCTGGCGAGAGGCTTGATGATTCGCCAAGCATGGCACCCTGTTAGGGCACTTCCGCAACAGGGGGCATCAGTTGGGGGCGAGTCTCGATCTGCGTAAGGCATGGCGCTGGCAGCGTCAGGGCGACCTGATGGTTGTCCTCACCTGGATCAACGATGAGCGCGCGCTGGTGCTGATGCCAGCCCTGCGTCGCCTGGCCGGATGGTATGTCGTCCTCGAATCGGCGGCCTACCTCTGGGGGGTCGATCACCCGAGTCCGGAGGTCGCCAAGCCGGCGATGCTCCATGCGGTGCGCCAGGCGCGCGTCGCGTGCGACATGCTGGGGCTGGAGCCGAGCAAGATGAACCGGGGGCGGGTGATGTCGGTCATCACCGGCTGGATCCCGGACCTGTGCCGCATGCCGTCGGAGCCCTTGCAGCAGTCCTCCGGGGCGACGCTGGGCGAGATCGTGCTGCGCGCCGACGACAAGCCAATCTCGGCCGAGCCGATCCGCCACGAGGACACGGGTGTCTCCTATGGCTGATGTGCTGGCCTACCGCCGCAACCGCAGCGCCCCGGGCGATCTGGACCTGAGCGAGCAGCCGCGCGTCGAGCAGCAGACATCGCTCGCGACCCGTGGCGGGCACAGGCTCGACAGCGAGGACTCGCGCCGGCTGCACTCTCGGCTGCTGAGTTGGTACTACTACGAGCGCGACCGCCAGGCCTCCAACCGCCTCGAAATGGCGATGGACCACGACTTCTACGACGGCCTGCAGTGGGACCCGGAGGACGCGGCGATCCTGGCCTCGCGCAAGCAGATGGCGCTGGTCTACAACGAGGTCGCGCCCATGTGCGACTGGCTGATCGGCACCGAGCGGCGCAACCGCGTGGACTGGAAAGTGCTCCCGCGCGCGGAAGACGACGTTGCGATGGCCGACGTGAAGACCAAGACGCTCAAGTACGTCTCGGATGTGAACCGCGTCGTGCACAACCGCTCGCGCGCCTTCGGCGATGCGATCAAGGGCGGCATCGGCTGGGTCGACGACGGCGTGCGCGACGACCCGACGCAGGACATCCTGTACTCGCGCTACGAGGACTGGCGCTGCGTGCTCATGGACTCTTCAGCGCTCGAACCGGACGGTTCCGATGCGCGCTACGTCTTCAGGTGGCGCTGGGTGGACGAGGACATCGCGCTGATGATGTTCCCCGACCGGCAGGACGCGATTCGACGCGGCGCCGAGGACTGGAGCTTCGAGCACGATCCGGACAACGCTGAGTTTGCCTCTGCCGGCCTGGATCCCGAAGGTGCGCAGCGGACTGCAGGCCGCAGCGGCAGCTTCTCGCCCCTGGCCGACGGGGCGGCTGCTGCGGTGGATGCGCAGCGCCGGCGCGTCAAGCTCATCGAGTGCCAGTACCGTGATCCGGTGCTAGTGAAGGTGATCTCCGGCGGGCCACTCGGTGGGGTGCTGTTCGACGAGCGAGACAAGGCCCTGGTCGAGGCGCTGCGCCAGCAGCAGCGCGGATCGACGATCGTCGACAAGATCGCGATGCGGGTGCACGCCTGTGTGTTCACCGAATCGGCGCTGCTCGCCGCCGGCGCCGCGATCTACCGGCACAACCGCTTCAGCCTGACGCCGCTGACCTGCTACCGGCGCGGCCGGGATCGCCAGTGGTACGGGATCATCCGCCGCGTGCGCGGAATCCAGCAGGACTTGAACAAGCGCGCGAGCAAGGCGCTGTGGCTGCTGAACACCAACCAGGTGATTGCCGACGAGGGTGCGGCCTGACCGACGAGAACCTCGGCCGCAAGACGAACGCGATCAGCGGCGAGGCAATCCGCGCGCGCCAGTTGCAGGGCGGGGTGGTCACGACAGAGCCGTTCGACAACCTGCGCCTGGCGGTGCAGGCCCAGGGGGAGAAGCAACTCAGCCTGATCGAACAGTTCTACACGCAGGAGAAGGTGATTCGCCTGACCGGCGGTCCGCGCGGACTGGAGTGGGTCAAACTCAACCAGCCCGAGATGCAGGCCGATGGCAGCGTGCGCTGGTTGAACGACATCACCGCGAGCATGGCCGACTTCCTTGTTTCGGAAGCGGACTACGCCGGCACGCTGCGCCAGGTGATGTTCGACGCGATGACACAGCTGTCGCAGCGACTGCCGCCGGAAGTGGCGCTCAAGTTCCTGCGCATGGCGTTCCAGTTCTCCGACTTGCCAAACAAGACGGAGATCGTCGACGAGCTGCGCCGCATGACCGGCGAGCCGGACCCGGCCAGGCAGCAGGACCCGCAAGAGCAGGCGCTGGCGCAACAGCAAGCCGCGATGCAGCAAGAGGCGATGCAACTCCAGCGCGCCTTGGCAATGGCCGCGCTCGAAGAACAGCAGGCCAAGGCGCGCGAGATCAACGCTCGCGCCGAGAAGTTGATGGCCGAGACGCAGCGCTTGGGTGCGGCGGCCGATGTCCAGGACCAGATCGGCGCCGCGGTGACGCAGGTGCGCGAGCGGGCGGCCGCCGAGATCGAGGCGCTGAGCGACAGGCTCGCCCATGCAACGGCCGACAACACGGCGGCCGTGCTGAAGATCAAGACCGATGCAGACACGACCCACGAGTCCGCGCGCCTGCAGGCCGAGGCCAAGGTGCGCGTGGCCGAGATCCAGCGCGCCAGCGATCAGGCGCTGATGGCGCTTACCCGTCGGATCGAGGACTTGGCGGGCTCTCTGGACGAATTCCGCGGCAAGCTGAAGCAGTTCGAAACGCAGGTGGCAGAGCCGGCCTCAGCCAGGAAGTAGCCATGCTGCTGCTCATGCGCGCGGCATTGGCAGTGACAAGCATGGCACGCTCCCCTACATGTTGGAGGCGCAAGTGAACACCATGAACAAGATCGGCATGCGCAAGGAAGAAGAACGCTGGCGTGCCGAGAGCGACATG